TTCCGGACATCATTTTGTGCTCATGCAACCGCAATCACTCTACATCGGTACAGCACTGCCTTGGACTCCGTTGAAACGACGCAAACTTGATACGCCAGTCGTAGCGAATAGCAACTCCCATCTTGCTTATCGCGTGGTGTATGGCAAGACTCATTTACAGCTTACTGCGGACCACCACGCAGGTTCGCTCGCTGCGTTGCGACAACACAAGAACCAAGCCTTCAGCACAGTACGGAACAACTACAAGAATGGCGAGCAACTGCTTGGAGTCGACCCCTCCGGGGTGGAGGCTAGGGCAGCTGTCTACCTCGAGTATTTGCAAAGACTTGTTGACGTCAAAACCGAAGTTGTGAAGCCGATGGATGCCCGCATCAACCCAATCGTCGTCTCTTTGTCGAAAGAACCAGCCGTCAGGGGTATAAATGCTATGACCAATATAGCCAATGTACCCGGTCCACAACCTCTTGTCACTGCACACGCGAAGGAGGACGCAGAGTATGCCAGAGAGCAGCGTATCGAACAGAAACGCAACATGCTCGCCGACTCTCCGCTGACCCCGGACATGTATAAGTGTCTCAACATCTTTGTGGACACGTTGGTTGCATCGCACAAATCCGAAGAAGCTGTAACAAAGCTCGGTACGCAGGAAGTGTATGACTGGATAGCCTCGCACAAGCCGCAACAAGCTGTGAAAATTGAGTCAGGTCAGGATGAGCACCGTCTCGGAAACCACGCGGCGTCGTTGAAAGGAAACGACGTCGCCCCTGGTAAGGACGGTGGTACCCGCCCAGCACCGGCCAGAATGATCAGTGCCCCAGGCTTGCATGACAAGGTCGCGTCCACCGCGTTTATGGTGCCACTTCAACAGGCCATCAAGAAGAAACTCGGCTACATGTACGGTTTCGACGACACCCTCGCTGTAGATGATCGGGTCATAGAGCTCATCAACAGCCGAACGGAGAATGAAGTCATCTCATGTGGTGACTTCTCAGGCTTTGACGCTTCCCGTTCTCGTGTCACAACCAAGCTGTTCGAGTTGATTTTGGTGAGAGCTTATGGCATCAAGACATACCGAAACATCATCAAGAAGATCAAGCAGCACTGCGATCCAGACTCAGTGAAGCTTCGACACGATGATGGTGTGTTGGACGTTTACCTCGGCCACATCCTGTCTAGCGGCGTCACATGGACCTCGATGCTGAACACGGTAGAAAACCATTTCTGGAGTTTCGTAGCATACTACCAGCTAGGCTACACGACAAAGCAAGCGTTCTTTCACAAGGCTATCTATGCAGGCGACGACTCTGTCGTTGTTGCAGGTGAAGACTTTATCAAGCGACGCGAACAGACTTTGCGCATCTGGGGCTACACCTTCAAGGAGCGTATCGTAGTCGGTGACTCTGATGATCCAGTTGAATTCCTGTCGCGATTCTGGACGGTTGGGACTGTTCAAGGTTCCATACCCAACACGCCTCGAATGATTCTGAAGTCACTGTCTGTACCGACGAGGTACAATCAGACGAAGCTGCTCTACATCGCTGAGCGTTCGCGGCAGATACTGTCCGTCCACAGCAACCCAGAAGTCTGCAATGGTTCGGTCCCGG